CGTAAAGACCTCTTTCTTTCTTTATTGATTCAAGAATTGGGTTAACCAATCTCAAGAATTCTTGTCTTACTTGTTCATCGTTTTGTTCAAACAATAATCTAACAGCAACTGCAGAAATTAATTTTCTAGCTCTTAACAATAATCTTCTTACGTTGATTCTATCAAGTGCTGATTCTCTCACTTGTAACGTTTTGTTACCCCAAATAATAGTACCTGTATCAGAGAATGTTGCGATTGGGTTGATTCTTGCCTTGTAAAGTGAATCTCTTTCGTCAAGAGTTAACTTTTTAAATGCTTTGATTGAATTAACCAAACCTCTTGAATAACCTGCTACCGCGAACCAAGGATAAGATACGTTATCTGTCAACGCAATGTTTCTTACAACTTCACCTGTTGGTGGTAAGTACAATTGAGTTGAGTTATCGTTATCTCTAACTTGAATCCAAGGCCAATATGTTGCAGAATAGTTACTATCCAAATTAGCCCCGTCTAATACTTCAGTAATCTCATCAGCAGTTGACACATTTGGTGAGTTAATGATGTAAAGTGAATCCGCTCTATCATTCTCAATAATATCAATTGTTTGAGTTACTAATGAATTGTGGTCATCAAAGTTAATACCCGGTGTTGCAAATATGTTAATATCCACAGCTTCAGGGTTTGAATAAGTTTCAATACCCTTTAAGTATGCATAGTAATCAGAGTTACCTACTGTTGTACTGAATACACCACTGTTAGTTGTGTGTCCTGATACATAAGTTCTTTTACCAAAAACATATCCATCACCATTTGTTCTACTACTTCTATAGATATCCCAACCATCAAATCCACCACATACCGCAAATGTGAATTTACGGAATGATATAGTGTCTAATTTTCCTTTATTAGAACCTTCTAAGTCGTAAGGTGTACAATCGAAAGCTTTACCTGTAATAGTATTACCTGTGATTGCAGATGCATTTGTTGACAAGTGGAAACCTACGGTTACCGCGTCAGGGGCAACACCTTTATATTTTAATAAATCACTATCAAATCCAATTTGAGATGAAAGACCTAAAGAAACTTTCTTTGGTTTATCACCTTGAGCTGATAATGTTGGTTCACCTGTTAATGAGAAAGAACCTGTTTCGTCACCCGCTTCAAAGAATTGTGTTTTATATTTTACGGCACCTAACACAGATGTTGAAGATGCTAAGTTGTCAGCAACGAATCCTTTGAAACCTGCAGGAATTGCATCTTCAGGATGTTCGTCAGCCATAACTAACATAATATATTTTGAACGTAATTCGTATTCACCGTCTTGAGTACCTACTTTTCTTCCAACATAACCTGGTAATGATGAATCCATAGTACATCTTGTAAATTTCTCCAAAACAACCATATTGTCATCACTATCATTAAAGTCACGAACAAGTATGTCAAACTCACCGGTATCTAAGTCGATATTAAGAAGAGTGATTTTTACTTGGTAGTTTGCGGCGTTACCGTCAGAAACTGTAAACACTTGGAAAAGGTCAGAAACTTTACCACCTCGTACTTCAGAAACTACCATTGGTGAAGCTGGAGTATCCCACTCACCAACGAAATCGTTACCAACTGTATGATAAACTTCATCTAAACTTAGACCAAGAATTAAACCTTGTTCATATAATGTTTTAATTAAAGTTGGATAAACTTCGTGTACATAAACAGGAATTTCATCACGTTTTTTGTCAAATACATCTAAACCAATTACTTTGGTGATGTATTTTGATGATGTAGTATCTAAAGAACAAGTAAACTCTTTTACACCACTTGTAGAACCTGTTACATTAATTGTAAATTCTCCTAATGGATTAGTAGTTAACGTGTCAGAACTAATTACAAACGCGGAGTTTGAAGTTACTTCTAAACCTAAAGATTCTAATGTATAACCACCTCTTGGTCTTAATGCTGCTACAGTGATATCACCATAATCATTACTTGTTGTACCTGTGTAATTGTATCTTGTAACTACGAAAGTTGAACTTGCTCCTGAATAGTGGAACAAATATGAATATAATCCATTAACGTTTCCACCACTTGTAGTGTAGAAATTGTTGTACCAATTCTGATTTGTATACTCACCTAATGGACTGTCTAACTGTGTTCCAGTTTCAGCTGCGGTTGCCGCTTCAGGAACCACACCGATTGTGAACCAATCGTTATCTGAATATGTTACCCCATCAAGGATGAAATCAGTTACACTGTCACCTGTTGATGCAGTTTTACCTGATAACGCTCCGTAGAATGTACTTCCTGTAATTCCTGTTACCGTTGGTACCAATGTACCTGAAGTTGAAACAGGGGTTTCGGTAGAATCCCAAGAAATACCTGCGATTGTTTTGATACCGAATGTTTTATTAGGTTTGAAACCTGTTAAACCAAGTACTCTTGTTACGAATAATTGGTTCGATTCTTGTAAATACGCCTTTGCCACATATGCCAATTCATACTTTGGGTTACCGTTACCATATTTTTCAGGTGAGGTAGTACCAAAGTAAGTTTTGAATTCATCAAAATCTGTAATCAATACGGGTTCGAAAGCTGGACCTTTTAAAGTTTCACCTGCTAAACCTAATGTTGTTACTCCGACACTTTGTGCAACAAATGTTAAGTCTTTCTCTGATGTGTAGACACCCGGAGAAACGAATACTTTGTTTGAATTTGCCATCGATTGTTGTTTGGTTAAATTATTTTATTACTTATTCAATAAATATCTTTGTTTTTAGCAAAGATTTCGGTACTTTTCTTAAAAAAGATAGTTAATTATTTTTTTAGATATATATTTATCTTTACTATGGAAAACAAGAGTAAAAACGTAAAAATTAGTGAGAAACACCACGAAATGTTAAAAACCCATTGTGATAAAAATGGGTTAAAAATTTACAAAGTTTTAGAAAAGTGGATTGAAGACTATTGTAAACCTAAGAAAAAAGACATATATGGGGAATCTTAGTGAATATAGGTAACACCAATATTTGACCCTACAAGAGGTGCCGATAACAATGTTATCTCCTTATCTCCTGAAATTGCAAATCCATCACCCTCCTCATCTATAAGACCGTTTATATTAACGTTGATAACACTATCAATCTTATTTGCAACTGTGAATACTAATGATGAACCATCATATACAAAATTTTCACTATCTAAGAATAATGGTTTACCATAACTGTCAATAAAGACACTATTTCTACCTGCGTAATATGATACTGTCACCTCCCATCCTTCAGGTGGTGGTTCTGAAAAAGTTATTTTGGATGTTCCTGCAATATGGAAATAATCGACATCTCTTTCTTGTATCAAACCATTTAATGCTACAGAAAATAAAAATCCAATAGATTCTCCCACACTAAATGTTGTTTGCATACCATCAGCAACAAACTTTGCGGTTGTCGTTTCAATTGATTTATTAAAAAATTTCTTTTCGTATGGTTTGGTACCAATAAACTCAGTCATTAAGAATAATCTACTAACCGCTGGTTTAATTTCAAATTCCTCATCATCGATTAAAAATCCTAACATAGTGAAGTCATATGTTTGCATATAAAACCTACGACCGTCCATTGAATCGATTGGTGAGTTATCACTATTCTTATCTAATATGATTGGAATAAAATGTCCTTTTACCGTTGTATAATCTTGTCTTGATGAAAAGTTTTGAAGTACAATTTTATTGAAACGGTTCAAATCTCTAAATTTTTGACAAACGATTGTAACCTCATAACTAATATCAACCGCAACGGGTTGAGGTATCTTATAAACATCCGCACCCATTTGGGTACCGTTCCAAGTCGGAACTGACGCGTAATAGAATGTTCTTCTATCAGGTATGGTTCTTTGTACAATCGGATTCGTACCTGGCTGAACGTCGGGTCTTCTGATTATCGCAATGAATGGTAACTTCATATTACCGTCTTCATCCATAAATGACCAATTGTTAGTCATTTCACCCCATCTCTGAATGGTTAGTATTTTATTAATTACAGGAATTTGTACACCGTCAGATACCACTTTGAAATTTTCCTTGACATATTCAAGCATACCTAAATCTAAATCATCGTGTAATATAGCGTCAGGTAAGTAGGTGTCGGATTTAGTTATTCTTTCAAGTAACTCTTGTCTTCTACCTAATAATTCTTTTTGTCCGTATACGGATATATTGTTTTTTCTTTTTGGTAACGGCATATTATATTCCTCTAAATTCTGATTCTTGTACAGGTGCACAAGTTATTGTTCGATAGTACGGTTTATAACCAAAGTAGTTATGTTTATTGTCTGATGTTACTTTACCATCATTCGTTACCGTATAATATCTAAGTCTACCCTCAGATTCCGGGTATCCAATATAATCACCATATCTAATATCCACACCCAATTCATCTAAATGTTTTAGATACACCTGAAAAACCATATTACCTGGCTCAAGGTATCTTAACATACCATTTTTATATGATGAATTTTTAGGTTCTTCAATCTTAACTAACGCATTCACCTCAATCGGAGGGAAATACTTTATTTCGTCCTTACCAACTTCAGCATACACGTCATCCTTCTCGGTTTTAGCTCTATCCACACGATAGATAACCAATTTCATATTCAAATCTCCGTGTAAATACTCTTGACCCATTTGTATTTGTAAATCAAAATCTTCGTTTGAGAAGAATTTCGACATTCTGGTAATCGGTAACTTATTTTCCATATACCTATAAATAGTTTAAATATATAATCAAATTAGTTATATTTTATTATGGAAAAGAAAATCCCTGAAATTGAGGCGAGAGAGATATTATCATCATACTCAGGTTCCAATAATCAATTATTGGAATGGAAGGTTAAAATGGAAACTGCTAAAAGTTTTACGTTTACTCGTCCACAGGCTGAATATGTAATTAAGTACCAAGATACGGTTCCCAAGGTAGCAAGAAAATATGTTAATATAGTAGAGACGTTTGGTGAGAAAATAATGGAACAACGTTTATTAGTGACAGTTCCTCAAAAAATATGGGTTGAGAAACTATTATGTGATTCAGATAAAGCGTTTCATATATGGGGTAAAGTTTTTGAAACCGATAAACTCCACGCAATGTGGGTACCAAAATCCGCAATCTTACAGGAAGAGAAAAAGTTAAATAGAGTTATTGATTATTCACCATATCATAAAAGACCACCTATGGAACATCAAAAGGTGGCAATTGAAAAATTATTAGCGAATGATAAATTCATTTTGGCTGATGATATGGGTTTAGGTAAGACTACCGCCGCAGTGATTGCTTCGTTGGAATCAAATGCCAGAAAAATTCTGATAGTTTGTCCGGCATCGTTAAAAATTAACTGGCAAAGAGAAATTGAGAATTATACTGATAGAAGAATACTATTAGTTGAGGGTCGTAGATGGGGTTCCACATTTGATTTTTATATTATAAACTATGATATATTAAAGAACTTCCACACAACTGACAAGAGTGAAGATAGTGACGATTACAAATTATTAGTCAATGCGGGTTTTGAATTGGTAATTGTAGATGAGGCTCACTACATTTCAAACAATACCGCTCAAAGAACAAGACTATTAAATGATGTCTTAGAACAAATTCCTAAAGTTTGGTTATTGACAGGAACCCCGATGACCTCAAGACCAATCAACTATTTTAATCTATTAAAAATTGTTGAGTCACCATTGACATTGAATTGGCAATCATATGTTCGTAGATACTGTGCGGGTTACCAATTTAGAGTTGGTCAAAGAAAGGTTTGGAATACGAGTGGTGCAAGTAACTTGGACGAACTTAGAGAAAGAACAAAAAGTCTTGTTCTACGAAGAATGAAAACAGACATTCTCGATTTACCCGAAAAAATTGTAACTCCTGTTTATTTGGAACTTAGAAATACTTTTTACGATGATGAATTGGAAGAGTTTATGAGAATCAGTAAAGATAATAAAGAAAATGAAAGTATTACTGTTACTCTAAATCGTTTGATGAAAATTCGTCAATTGATTGCAATTGAAAAAGTTCCATACACTTGTGAATTGATTGATAAATGTATCGACCAAGGTAAGAAAGTAATTGTGTTTACTAACTTCACGAGTTCATTAGATTTATTACAAGAAAAATATAAAAAGACTTGTGTAACCCTTGATGGTCGTATGTCTAAAGAACGTAGACAAGAATCAGTTGATAAATTTCAAAACAACGATAAAGTAAAAGTATTCATCTCAAATATTATTGCGGGCGGTGTAGGTATTACTTTAACCGCCGCTGAGATTGTTATTATGAATGACTTATCCTTTGTACCGGCACATCATAGTCAAGCGGAAGATAGGGCATATCGTTATGGGCAAAAAAATAGTGTTCTCGTATATTATCCAATATTTGAAAACACTATTGAGAAAATTGTCTATAATATGTTACAAAAGAAGAAAGGTATTATAGACCAAGTTATGGGGGATG